ATTCCATTCAGAGGTTCTAACAGTGGGGTTGTCTTGCAACTCTTTTAAGAATTGACTTCCCTTAATTCCGTCTTTAGGAAATTCTAAATTGTTAATAAACTGAGGGATTGGAGATTGAAAACTTGGATACTTCTCAGTTGATGTATCAACACTATCCCAACCGTTACCATCAAGAGAAGGACCACCATTATCGCCAAAATGTTTTTCTTTATAACGGGGAATTGGCTCAGTTTTTGCAAACAATCCCAAGTCTCTTGGGAGACGCATCAATTCATCTTTCCAAGAGCTGGCTCCTGTAAGATTATCAATTTCATTTTGCACATTTTTTAGTGCTGCATCAAGATCGGCCCTCTTCCAAGTGTCAGTTTGGAAGGTGGGCATCCTATCTGCTCTTTCAGAAGCAGACAATCCTGCACGTCTTTCAGCTTCCGAAGCTCGATCTTCCCCCTCGCTTCTAAGATAAAGTTTTTCAGCATTATATGGGGTGGGAGAATCAAACTTAGTAATGGCATAAAGTTCTTCAAGAGAACTTGCTAAAGCTGGATTGTTTTCACGAAGATGTAAAGCCGTGTCTTCGACATTACTTTTATATTCGTTCCAAGCTTTAAGGTGACTTCTAATCGCCCCTAAAGAATATCCATTGGGGGTTGTAAAATGGTCTGGTTTATTGCCATAACTTTCAAGCTCTTTTCCCCAAGAATTTACAGCATCTTCAGCTTTGGATAAATCATTAAGTGCAGTGAGATAGGCTTTACCATGAGGAGGGAGATTATCATAAGTGATTTTAATCTGGTGTTCAAGAAGATGAGGAGCAGCCCCTCCCTCTCTTTTTTCTAAAAAGTCAGCACCATGTTGTAACTCATGAACAACATAATCATCTTCCGCCAAAGCTCTGGTGAAGACCTCTCCACCCTTTTTCGAACTAAAAGCCGCAATTGTGTTATGCCCAATAACAGCATTGGCTGCTTTGTCATCAAGCACTGACGCCTGCATTTCGCCAAGCCCTGCTACTTTCGCATAAAGCTCTGCATGTGGGAAAGCATCTTGTGTTTTTCCGTAAACACCCGTTGGGAAAGCAAGGGCTGCTTTTTTGTACTCTTGACGAACCTTAAATGCGCTATCGTCAGTTTCAGATAATGGCCCAGCTTTTGGGTGATCTACAACACCCGTGGCTTTCCAAACTTCTTCTGGGGTTTTACCAGCAGCTTTTAAAGCAGCAGCTTTTTCAGCAGCATCTTTGGGGGCTGTGAAGAAAACACCAAGAGCATCTTTATCTGTTCCAGCAATGGCGGCTTTAGAGCCTCCAACACCTGCAAGATTAAGAGCTGTGGTGGTGGCGTCTCCTACAGTGCCTTGTCCAAAGACCATACGTTTAACGGGGTCATACACACCGTGGGCAAGAGCTGATCCAGTGTTAGCAATAAAATTACCAACATCACTATTGGTTTCACTTAAAGACTGGGGAGTGATGAACCAACTTCCAAATTCTTTAAGTTTTTCACCAGCAGCTTTTACGTAAGAAGGTCTTTGAGTTGTTACTTCTGGGTAAAGGGTGTATTCACCAAACGAACCTTTATAAACAGTTCCTCCGTCATCAGTCATACCAACAACGTGGTCGTTCTCACTAGCACCAAGAGGTATGTTATTAGGAGAAATGTCTTTTAAGGTTGTTCTTGCCATTTATTTATCCAGCGAATTGATTTCTTCTCGGAGACTTAACATACGACGAAGAACAGTGATTTGCCCTTGGAGCCTGTAGACACTTGGAAGGTCAATTGCCTGTTCAAGCCCCCTCTGAGTTTGACGAAGACGTTCATTAAGAAACTCATTGAACGCCTCCATCATATCAGGTGTATTAACCATGCGTTTCAAACTGTTCATTGAACACCATTTGCGCTAAAACCGGGGGTGCTAGGAGCTGGCACAGAGCCTGTGCCCATCATACCACCACCAGAGCCTTGTGTATCACCCACCTGCACCCCTGCGGGCGCTGGGGGACCTCCTTGAGGCTGTCCAGCTGATGCTTGTCCTTGTGGCCCCGTAGGGGGTTGGAAGGCTTTAAGCATTTCTGCCTGAATAGCAGCATCAGAGAGCGAATTGGTCACCTTATCTTCATCAAGATCAAGCGATTTGGCAATTTCACGAACAATAATATCCAATTTAGCAAACGGAGCAAGGATTGGGTTAGAAACAATACCCAGAAACTGCATAAGGCGTTGACTTCTAACTTCGTTAGCCATCAAACTCTCAGTTCCGCGAGCACTAACTTCCAAATCACCCTTGATTTCAGGATCAAAGTCAAATTGCATGTTGAATGCAAAGAAAGCTTTACCTAGAGGGCCTAATAGATAGTCATCGAGGTTCTTAACCACTGTTCTAATTGAACCATTGGCAGCATTCATGAGCATCGAGATGCCAGAAGCTGTCCTTCCTACCCCCTGAATGCCAGTTTGGCCATATGAATAAGAAGGAAGGCCTGTGCTTTCATCTGCCAATACCCTTGCTTTATCAAAAAGCATAAGATTTTGTTGGGAAACGTTAGGAAATTGTGTTCCAAAAATGGCTTGCCCCGGAGCACCCGCCTGACGACGGAAAACTTTACCCGGATGAACGTCTAAATCTTGCCCCGGAACCAGATTAGTCTCGTCAATTTCAAAAACTAGGTTGCCAGAGAGGGCTGCGTTATCCACAGCCATACGCATAAACCCATTCATAAGGATTTGCGTATCTTCCATGTTCTCTGCAACACCAATCCCAAAGAAACTGTAGGGATTCATCTCGTAAGGAGCAGCATAATAAGGGATACGAGCAGGTTGGAAGGGGTTGATCACCAAACGAAGGACATTGTTATTACAAGTCCAGATGTTTGCACTGATCAAGTCTTCGTCTTTAATCTTCTTATCTACCACCACACCCTTCTCACGAAGGTATTTGGCTTCAATATATCCCCAATATTCCAACACTTCCCAGCGTTCAATGTCTGGTGTAGTGTTGCCATCCTCCATTGCAAATTCCCAATACTCTTTGACATAAGAGGAGCCACGAGTGATGGCATCTTCAATTGCAGAGGCACGGAAATAAGGACGACGTTTTAATTCTTTCAAATCACGAATGGACATCTTATGTCGTTCAACAACATATTCTGCCTGATCCATGTTGGCTGCATCCGGGTCTGGATAGAAGTTCCACGCAGACACATGAGAAATAGTTGGAACAAGTTTTGTGACTGGGGAGTAAGTCCCCTTCTCATTCCACTTGGGATATTCTTTGTCAAGAGCCATAGGCCCCTTTAAAATACCTGTTCCAAATAAAGCACACTCAAATGCAGAAGAACGAAGATGTTTAGATGCTCCGCTCTCTTCCAATTGGTCCTGAATTTTCTTTTCCATTTTCTTCGCAGCAACATGTGCCGGATTGAATGTAACAGAAGTGGGGGTGGTCCCCGGACCTAGTTGTAACTTACCTTGAATGGGTGCAAGCTTTTCTGCCATTGCACCAAGGTTAAAGGCTGTAGCCCCCGGAGGAAGAGGTGCACCAGTGTTAGTCCCAAATGGAGACTTAGCAGGAGGGGCACCATCAGGTGTCTGGGGATCAAAATTAACTGTATCAGAAACACCTTCAGGAAGTTTTGTCTGATCAACGGAAATGGGAAATTCACCATTACCAAACAACACTTCTACAATCTGACCATAGGCAGCCAAAACTTTAGTCTTCGTGACTTTCACAAAAACTTGAGATTTTTCTGTTGTCGTAAACTGTGTCGTGGAATCATATAGCCCACGAAAATTTCTATAGGCATTAAGGAAACGTGTTTCGTCTAAAAGCTTTTTGGTTTTAGCTCTTTCAAATCTTTCACGGACAAATGCTACAGCTTCATCCATTGGTTCTGAAGAGTCTTCAATCGCATCAACACCTTCATTCTCGTAAGAGAGCTGGTCATCCATTAATTATTCCTTTAGTATCCAAAGACCTTGTCTGCTGGTCTGTAATGTTTCGCTGTATTAGGATCAACATCCCAAGCGGACGATCTTGGTCTAGACATCACACCATAACGAAGAGCATCATAAATGTGATCTTCACTCTTGGTGTTGACATCTTCTACGTTATTAATATCAAGCTGTAAAACTGGAATTTGAGCAATCGTATGAATGCAATTAGACATGACTACCAAACGAGGCTCTTCAGTGTATTCATCTACCTGAAGTCTTCTGTGTAGTTCATTCTTTCCAGCAACTCTAGCTCCACGACTACGATCAGAGGGTCTCCAACGACACCCTCTAGCAATCATCGTTTCAGCAATTGAGGGGCCGGTTTGCCCTCTTTGGTGCCAACAAGAACTATCAAGTACGCCATAAGTAATGGGACCATCATCTTTTTCCAAATATAAAATTGTATCAGCTAAATCTGTGGCCAACATCTTAGAAACGTAAAGCTCTCGGTAGACGACCAGTTGTTCCTCTGGCGTCACCGCAAACCATAAAACTGCTGAAAAGGAACTGTAACCAAAATCACAAGCCCGAAACCTTCTCCAAGATAGAGGAATTTCGTAAGGCTCAATAACATGAATTTGTCTATTCCATTCAGGAAATGCCGACCCTTCAATGACATCCCAGTCCCCCTCTAAGAGACGCTTCCTCTCTGCCTCTGGAAGAGACAAGAGGTTAGCTTCATAGTCTCCGCTATCGTAGAGGTAGGGGTTGTCAGAAAGACGAGAAGGAATAAACCTTCTCTTAAACAACGGCTCCCCCTCTCTAGCGTGGCCTTTAGGCCAGTGAAGCGTCTCACCCGTTTCAATATCTGTTGCCCAGAATGGTTTATTCCAAGCTGATGGATCAATGAACATCTTCTTGACCCAATTATGTCCTTGACCACCGGGGTTGGTGGTAGCCCTCATATAGAGC